CCTTAGGTACTCCGTCATCGGGTAATTTATCAAACTGTACTAACTTACCTGCAGGGCAGCTGTCAGGAACAATCCCATCAGGTGTTTTAGGTAACTCTTCCCTTTTCGTCGGCACTACTTCTATTGCGCTGAATAGGGCATCCGCCAACCAGGGTCTGACTGGTATTAGCAGCATTGCATTGCCTGGAGCTACGTCTGGGACCATTACGCTTCAGCCAGCGGCTACTGCAGGTACTAATACGCTCACCTTACCCGCTGCAACAGATACGTTAATTGGCAAAGCAACTGCAGATACGTTAACGAATAAAACATTTGATACTGCAGGAACTGGCAACAGTTTTGCGATTAATGGTACTTCCATTACAGCAGTCACTGGTACTGGATCTGTTGTCTTAGCAACGCTTCCAACTTTTGGTACCACTGGAGTCAAATTTAGTGGCTCCACTTCAGGCACCACCACAGTTCTTGCATCCGCCACAGCAGCGGGAACGTTGACGCTACCTACCACTACGGGCAATCTTGTATCAACCGGCGATACGGGTACGGTATCTGCCACCATGCTGGCCAATACAACGGTTACTGCAGGCAGCTATACCAATACCAACTTGACCGTTGATGCACAGGGCCGCATAACCGCCGCTAGCAACGGTACTACTAGTGCATTTACTGGTGGCACGTTAACCAGCAACTTAACGTTAGCTGTAGGCACAAGTTCACTTGCTCCGCTTACATTCCAATCTGGCAGCAACCTGACATCAGCAACTACGGGCGTATTGGAGTATGACGGCAAAGTTTTTTATGAAACTCCAAATGCAACATCTGGGCGTGCTGTAACTCGTACAGAAATGCTGTACCGGCTTAATGCCGGTCTTGCTGGATCTAACGTTAATACAGTTCAATCAATATTGGGCGTAGGTATTACGTTAATTGGCAGTACTGTGTATGCATTCGAGGGATGCTATACATTTACAAAAACGGCAGGTACAACCTCGCACAGTTTTGGTTTCTTATTTGGCGGCAATGCAACGCTTAACAACATTTACGTTGAACATATTGTGTCAAGCGCGGCATCAGCCATTCCTGAAAATGCTTCGCCTTTCCTTGGTACGAGTACGGCTGCAACTGTTTTTAACGTTCTCACAGGTATTTCAGCTGCAACAGTGACCGTTAACTTGTACTACAGAGGGACAGTAAGCATCAATGCTGGGGGCACCTTTATTCCACAGTATCAGCTTTCTGCAGCCCCAGGGGGCGCTTACACGACAACTGGTGGTTCTTATTTTGTGATTTATCCAATCGGCGCTTCAGGTGCCAACGTATCTGTTGGTGCGTGGGCGTAATATAGGGAATACGTTTGGTACTGGACCGTGAGTTATTTCGAGAGTTATCAACAGACACTATTTTTCTTTCCTGCACCGCTGACTATTCCAGGGGTCACGAACGCTTACGAAGTTTACACTTCTAATTATCTTTCAACTCGGAATTACACTTTAACGGCCATTGTGCAAGATATTGATACCAACGTGGTTGTTCGTTTGGAAGGTAGCTTGGACGGCACTAACTTTGGCGCCATGATTTCCAACACCATCAGTGTTAACGGCGTTTATACCTATAATGTCAGCGGGTTTCCTATGAAACAGATTCGAGCCAACTTTTTACAACGTACAGGCGGCAACAACGCAATCGTTACGTTCCAGCTGGCCGCCAACTAAATTAAAGGCCAACTGCGAAACCATTTTGTAATCACGTACTTATCCCCGCTTACTGGGGAACAAGCCTCATGCATTGTTTTTGGATTAGGAATTCCGTTTCTATAAAGGTTGTTCCAAAAAACTGCTGTGCCTGCCTTCGGTTTAATTTTTAAATTTAAGTGTTTAAAGTAAGTTTCACCACCTGTCTCTACATTATTAAGGTACACCATTAAGGTCCAAGTTCGTTGACCCATCCACTCGGTATAAGTTTTATATTCTTTTGTTAATGGGAAAAAATAATCGCAGTGTTCTTTGTAATATTGGCCCGGTGCGTATTTTTGTGCTTGCAAGGTCTCACCAAGAAAAGGATTGAATCCCATGAATAAAGAAATTTTGTTATCAATATGGCGTATATAATCTGAAGTGTTCCAGTGTAAGTCTGCTGTTTCACTTGTCCGATAGTCTGACGTGGCGCGAGCGTCTTCCGGAGTAGAAATGGTAGATGGACGAAAAATTTTATTTGAAAGGTTGATTAATGTATTGCACTCTTCTGTTGTTAAAAAATTATCTAAAGTATAGATTTGTGTAAAAGGGAATTTATACTTTTTGACTTCCGTGGGAAACAAACGCGCAGCAAGTTCTTTGTAATTAATGTGTTTCGGTCTTGTTTTAAATGAACACAAGTCTAAAAGTTGGGCAATCTGTGCATCTGTTTGGTTATAAAGTTCTTTAATGTACCGGACGGTTTGCGTTTTACTGATGCCGCACGTAGCAACCCGCATGAGCTGGTAAGCAATCTCAGTTTGGTCCATCTTAAAAACGTAGTTTAGGTAAAATATAGTAGTTTAAAGAACCTGTGGCAAGTGGAAGCGGTTTTTCTTCTCTTTAGCTTTACTTTTTTCACGGCTTATGGGTTTAGCTCGTACCTTTTAAACCGTACTCGGCACCACCATGGCAAACGAACGTGATCCGCACCAATACCTGAATCAGTTTGTTGCGGAGCATCTGCCAAACCTGGTTCCCGGCATCTTTGAAACAGCAGGGGATCCGCCCAGCTTTGCAGAAGACCTGCGGTACTCACCCTTGCATGATCCCAAATACCCGCCTTACGTCATCTAAATCAGAGCTGTTAGAATTAATGCATTGATTGGGCGATTTGATGGACGCCGATGCTCTAAACCTTTCAGTCGACCAAGAGTTTGCCGTACATGCGGCTGCTTTTGCAATTAAAAGTTTTGACCGGGACGAGCTAGAGGAAGCGTTCATTGACATGCTTCACCAGAAGATGATGGACCGTCAAGTGTTTCTTAATATCTTGAAGGAACACGGTATTGATGCCGAAATCAACTTTAATTACTTCACCGCAAATCAACTTTCTTAAGAGAAATGGCCACAAGTATTACGATCAAAGGAGACCTCAATCACTTCTCCACCAGTGGCGACGTGGGTCTTTCGGCTGGATCAGCTTCTGCCACTGGGTCAACCATTTCCGGCAACACGCTGTCTCTTGGGTCGATTACTGGTACATTTTCAGTCGGCATGGTTGTGTCGGGCTCTGGTGTAACCGTCGGAACCGTTATTACCGGCGGATCTGGAAGCACCTGGACCGTCACCCCCTCTCAAACGGTATCTAGCACAACAATTACAGGGAAGCCGCCGATCATCCAGTACTTGGGTGTTCTTCCTCAAGGTACCAATAATGGTGTTTCCAACCCCACTGGCAGTAACGTGCGGGGTTTTCAAATCACCACCACCGGCAGCGCCGCAACCAACCTGGTGTCATTCACGGTTGCTAAATCCAACCGCTTGCTGACAATGAATTTGTTCTTGTCAACAAATTTTAATGGCGCATCTACCTACACAGGTTACCAACCTTTCTTTGATGTAGTCAAAGCAGGTAGGGACAAAGGTGCTGTGGGCGTGACTGCCGCAAACAGTTCTGTGTATATTGTCATGTTGAAGTTTGACGACTATGCTGATGCTAGCTACATCGGCACCGTAAGTGCTCCCTAAAAAATATCAGAGTCCATTTCTCAGCGACACAGCAGTTAAGTTAATACAAACTTACACACCGGCCAGGACCCACTGTGGTTTTGACCGGTTTGCTGCTTACAAAACAGAGCACGGTGAGTGGTGCATTGGATACGGCAGTAAAAGAATAGGCAAACGTTGGGTGGGCGCCTTTACCAGGGCAACCCTAAAAGAGATCGAAGAGCAGCTGGTTCGGGACCTTGAAGAATTTGCCCCCAAAGTGGCTCATTATGTTGCCATGCCAACCAATCCAAAGAAACGGGCCGCTATCCTCAGTTACGCCCACAGTGTTGGGCTGGCTGTCTTTAAAGAATCACAGCTTCTGGAACTAATCAACACACGCGCCAGTAGAAATACCATTATCCGAGAGTGGAGCCCTTTAATTAATCCAACATATCGACAAGCCTCCTCGCTATTAAAAAATCGTCGTCGCGTAGAACTCAATACTTACCTGGCGCCTGACGCGCAAGTACCACTATTTACAGAACACAAGTGTGTTTTAAAAAACTGCTTGCTCAACATTGGTGAAAACTACGCAGGAACACCTAACCAAATTAAAGCAATCGAATACTTGGAACGAAAAGTACTGGAGTGGGATCCTACAGGTGAAACAATTCGTCGATTTTTTCGTTATTGGAATCAAGAACAGGGGGGATTGGGTTCAACTCGAAACCTTTAGTATCTTGCAGCCAGTCCAACATGTCCAGTAACTGTAGTTCTGGGCAGTACTCGTAAAGAAATTGATCAGGATTCATGGAGCTCATATGAAGCAATTAAACGCTTCAAGTACCATTCTGCTTTTTGTAAATCTTGTAAAGAATCGCCTTTTTCTTCGTACCTCCACAAGTACTTTTGAATGTTTCCTTTTAAATAACCACGAAAAGCTTCAATGGTGAGAGAAGATTCAATGGCGTCAATGCACTCCACATACCCAGACGCATAATGTGATGGGCTGTTGACCATGTCTCCCATGGGTTTGTTGCTGTCAGAATGGTTTTATGAAGCCACAGACTAGCACCGATTACAGCGTCGACAACCGCCAAGGGGAAGCCAACCTTTCTTTGGGTACTGGTGGTGGAAAACGCTGTGGTACCGGCAATATGGATGGAAAACAATGTGCGACCGATAATTCAGAAGGTAAACATTTCCTTAACAAATTTATTGATCAGAAAAAGGCCAGCGAAGAAACTCACTTAACACAGCAACGTAAACAAGATAATCGATTCCTGGTTTCAGGACCTGGAGACAGCGAATACAGTTTTAAAAACGCTTTTGCCGCACAAAAAAGCCCCATTGCAAAAAGGGCGGCCATGATGACGCCCACTGCTTAATAAATAACTTTACCAATGTGAGAAAAAATTTCAATAAACTTATCAGCCTGATTAAAACCTAATTCAGCGCGAGGAAGATAAACAAAATAACCCCAAGTAAATGGTCCAGCAAATGCGGTTAATGTACTACCGTGAATTAAATTAGCCCTATCTTTAGGAATGCAGACCGGATAATTCCATATTGAAAGGTTAGTCCGCATCACTTCATGGTTAGTTGTAAAAAATAAAGCTTCTGGAATATTCCTTAACTTCCACTCTTTTTCTAACCTTTTAAACCAGATTGCCGCTGGTGCTTTACACATGGGCCCACCGCCCCGTAAACCCCATCTCCAGGTTCCGCGTTCCTTATTAAACGAGCATCGTCCATAGGTAGGCGGGAATAAATAAGTTGTTCCTGTCCAAGGAATTTCAATATTTAAACCGTCTTCTTTAAGTGTATATATCTGTTTTGCCCGCAAAAACTCATTGTTAGCTAAGTGAGTTGAGCACGGATCTAAATCGATGTCGCCAAGAAGTGCATCAATATAAGGAAGATATTCAACTGGCGTCAACCAATCGTCAACGACATTGTTAATCTTTCTTAAATATTGGTGCTTTGGTAGCCAAGGTCGCTTGCTCACGTAACAACAAACGGCCCCATAGCGGACGCGTCTCGTTTGTAATGAACAAGAGACATTTTTGTTTCATCTTGGATGATAAATAAAGCTTCTTTATCAGGGTCTAATGCTTCTGCCCTGGCAATAGCTTTCTGCATTACTTCTTCTGGACCCGACATTTCTTGGCGTCTGAAGTCATCTAGTGCTGAAATCATGTGGGGCACAGTTAAATAGAACATTGTGTCAGCATCTTCCTCTGCCCTAGGAACATAAACCATTGCTCCAGGTCCTTCTTGAACATAAAACCGTTCATAGAAATCACACATATCGGCACAGATTCGCTCAATAGTGAGCTGTGTCAAAATTTGTTCTTCTTTAGTCGGGTTTGCCAGGTACAGTTTCGCTAGCAGTTCCTTGCGACGGTTGGTCATTTTTAATAAATTCAGAGAGGCCGGAGCGTTGAAGGGTTTGGCGGATTTTGGCTAATGGTTCATAAATAACCACCGCCTTACCCATGTTGCCTATTTTCTTAACTAGCTTACCGCTTTCATCTTTAACTTTAGCAAGTTCGTTTTGCCGTATAAGGTATTCAGCTACGCAACGATACCGCCGTTTTGTAACTAAGTCAATATCAGGAAACTTTTCACAAATTGTGGCAGGCTTCATGTCACTGAACGTAATCCTGATTTGATCTGCCAATGAAAATCCCAGGATTAGGTCATTTGTACTAGTCTCGTACGTTTTTAACAGCTCTAGATAGCGGCGCAAGTCAGCTGTCTTAAAGCTCCCAGATGGCGGAATGAACATACTCACCTGCTCAGCTAACGAGGGTATCAATTTTTCTTCATAATTCTCTACCGTTACCTCTTCAACGTTGAGGCTGCTGAATCGATAACTTAAATATTGTTTTGGTTTTGGGGATACCACAAAAAGAGGTTCATCCTCCTCTATTGGATCTTCAAGCCACTCCTCTAATTCCATTAGGTTGTTTTATCTTTGCTACAGCTTAACGGTTTTTTGCGCTTTGTTCCATTGCTGGCGATGATCAATTCGTAAAACCCACTCTGCATACGTCCGTTTCTTCTCCATGTATTGCAAATCACCAGGCTTAGGCTTTCCTCCGTAGTTGCACGCCTCCCACAATGCTGTTGCTAGCATCCGTTGCTGTGCCGTCATCAAAATTTTCCATAACACCTCAGTAGACACCATGGCCAAAAGTTGGTTAAACTCATCCATATCAGTACATTCTTCAACATGAAAAGGCCTATTACAGTTGCAGAACTTTTGCTTGTCCTCATCCTCGGCCCCCTTGGCGTCGTTGGGGTTCAACATCTCTATGGGTTTGTCACGAGTAAAATCAGTGTAACAGTACAGCTGAAATAGTACACACAATGGGCGGTTCTCCTCCGACGACAGTCATGCCTGCACCGACGGCACCCACGATCTACAAGAGCTTCGACCCCCAAACGTCGTTCCAGGCCACTGCTGATTACTTAAAGCGTATTCAACAGCAGACTAACGACGCACAAGCAAACTTATATGCCCAGTCCGGCACCCCCGGTCAAATCGGTGCACGTCAAGCGGCAACTAATTTACAAGCAGCTTCTACCTACGCAAGCACTGTGCCAAGTGCTGATAGATTTTTACAACAAGTTACAGGTGTTTCAGATCCGTTTGGACCGGCGCGGCAAGCAGCAAATCAAAACCTATCTCAAGCCCAATCAGATTACGCAGATGCTCTGAAGAAAGCAGGCATTGCTCCCCAACCGATTTACAGTCAAGAGCAGATGCAAACTCCCTCTTGGGCACAGATTCCTGATACAACTTACACCAACCCCTCTACCAGTACCAATCCTCCTGCCAGTACCAATCCTCCTGCCCCTCCTGCCAGCAGCTTTGATCGGGAGTACCAGGCGGCTTTGGGGTATCCGTCTTAACGGAGACTCTGCCCTCGACAATAAATAAGCTATTCGGCACTGTACTCAACTACGGGCAGCTGCTGAGGATCAAACCCATCCACTGGGGGCGTATTCTGCGGTTCTTCAACCCAGTCAGTGTACACGTCTTTTAGAACTTCGTAGCTCTCAATAGGGATCAGCATGACATCCCCACCATCATGCTGAATCCTGTAGTGCTCCTTGTTGTCAGCTACGTCATCCAGGATCGCTTCAAAGTTTTCTTCCAGTTGCTGGAGCGTGACAACCTTCATTTTTTTTAAGCGACT